CTCCATTCCGTAAGGGTACTGATTGCAATGTCGCAAGTCAGTAAATCTCCAGAAGCGATTGACAGGACGCTAGGCGCACTTACGCTTCCTACGTTAAATACAATGCTTGATGCTTCTAAAAGAGCAAAAACTCGAATTACATCTGCTTCAATGCCAGCAAGATTGCCTTCATTATCGAGAAGAGGCACAATGATGCTTAAACGAAAGTTGGCCAGAGGTGCGATTGCTGTGTAGTCGTTATTGCTAGGGACAATGTAAGGATCAGCAGGAGTGACAATAACGCTGTTAGCAATAGGCGTAGCAGGAGGATATGAGAATACCGACCACTTTGTGTTATCAGTAAGAGCTGCTGCGATTGAAGCGCGTAGTGTGGTTATGGCTGGCATTAGCCCACCATAGAATTAGGGCTGAGATATGGAGCAAGCAACCCACGAACGCGAGAAAGAAGCTGTGAACTCATTGCGTACATGTTGCCAATTGAACCATCTGGCATCATGCCGTTGCCTGAGTTGGTTTGGCGAGAAGTCCAAATTGAAATGCTAATCATAAGGCTGGCTTCCTGTACTGCTGGCTCGCTTGAGTAATCTGTATAAGTAGTTGCCGCTACCTGACCATAAGGGTAAATTGGGTGAAAAGTCTTAACGACATTAGCCGCATGAGTTGTTGTAATGTCAATGCTTTTTCCATTGACTGCATTGACTGTCTTTGAGCCGTTAAAAGCTGATCCACAACCTGTGACTGTAATTGTCTGCCCGACATAGAAAACGTCCTCAACGTAATCGTTGAAGTATAAGACCCCTGCTGTGCCGTTGTTAGAGTGACCTGTTGCTGGAAGTACGTTTGTCCATAGAAAGGGCAACATGACATCGTCAGCAGCATCGCAGACTGATTGCAAGACTGCATCGGTGTAGAGAGTTCCTACGCCAAGAGCTGTGCGTAGCTCTGCAACTGTAGTGGTACTCATGTTGTCCTTTCTAAAGACTCAAGGGGACTGCAAGGGCTCTGGCAGCCCCCTTGAGCGACTTAGGGTGTTATCAGGTTAGGTTAAACCAGTTTGCGCCAGCCGCTAGTTTAGTAGCAAGTGCGCCCTGACCGAATAGCAAGATATCTACTGTTCCGTCAGTATTGATGTTTGTGCGAAGCTGTTGACGTGCGCCTTCGTACCATGTGTAAGCATCTGGGTTGATTACAGCCATTGAATAGTCAGCTGTACCGACTCCGCCAGAACCCTTCATGTAGCGAGATACGCGTAGATCAAGTCCTGCTACGTTTCCGCGCAAACTTGTAGGCGATAGCGCACCCGCATTATTTTGAGGGTTTGCAGCGATGTAGATTGGACGTCCAGCATCGTTGTAGCTCATGATGTTAGCCCATTGTTCTGGTGTAACAATCATGTTGCGAGCAAAGCCAAGTGATGCAGAATAAACTGCTGCGGCCGCGCTTGAGACGTAGGATAGTAATCCTGTTGCTGAATTAGCCTGTGCTGTTGCGTTAAGTGTTCCTGCGCCTTGTACAGCATTTGTGACGAATTCTTCAGTATCTTTTGCATAAGCAAATTCCATCTGGACAAGAAGTTCATCAAGAAATGCAGGTGTTGAGTTTGTAAGAAGTTCTAGAGTAGTAATTGCACGACCCTTAAATGACTTCTTTGTAACTGTAATGTATGAAGCCTCAAGTTGTGACTCTGTTACTGCGCCATTCTCATCAATCTGATCAACAAGAGGTACTTCAGTAATCTTAGGCAACTCAAAAGTTTTTCCAAATTCTGGCATTGTGCCGCGAGAGATTGAATCAATCATTGGGCGGTCAGCGTTAGAAAGGAAGTTAAGTAGTTGTGTGCTCTGTGGTGTTGGAATAAATCCTGCACCTGTTGTCTGATCGTTGTCAGCAGCGCGAAGCCATTGACGTGAATCTTCATCACCAAAGAGGTTAGCCTTAAGTGTGTTCTCCAAGTAATTGCGCTTTGTGACTTCAATTCTTGGTGTTGTGTACATCATTGCCTGAACAGTAGGGCGAGCAGCTTCCACAGCCGCAGCTTCTACTGGTGTTGCTTCGACTGCTGGAGTGGTTGATTCTTCCACGGGGGCTGTCTCGCTTTCTGTAGTTGGAGTTTCAACAGGGGTAACTTCCTCTGCTGCGATCTCTAGCACTTGTGCAGACTTAAAGGCTGCTTCTGTGACCAGAGAAACTTCTTTTAACTTAGCCGCTGTAACGACTGTGTGACCATCGCGTGATGGTGCTGATGCAATAATTTCTGCACCAATGCTCAAGCCTGTAACAAGTCCTTCTTGAGCCATAATTAGCGCATCGTTTCCTGCCGTGCTCTTGCTTAAACGAAATACAGCGTAAAGTCCGCCTTCTTTTGTTTCTGCTGAAATCATGCGTCCTACTGGCTTTTTCATGTCGTGCATTGACAAAAGACGAATTTTAGACATATCTTCAATCTCAATAGAGCCAGCAGCAAATGTGTATGCGCCTAGATTGGTCTGTCCAATTTCGCCTGTTCCCATTGGCACGATTTTGCCAGAGATTTCGCGGCGTTCTTCGCTGCACTCAATCGAGGCGGCTTCAATGTACAAGGTTTCCATTATATTGTCTCACTTCCGTTTGGAGTTAAATCTTCCATTTCCATCGCCTGTTCAGTTGTAATTAAGCCAAGTTCTAGCATCTTCTCAATTACAAGAAGGCGCTCCATTGGTTCTGTGCGAAGGAATGAGTCATCAAGTGCAAACTTGACGTAGTGACCCGATGTGCTGATGTCATCCATAGACAAGCGGGACTCAATAGCTGAAATGTAAGGTTGGAAAGCCAAAGCAACTAACTGCTTTCTTTCATCCAAGATATTGGCGTAAGTCATAGATGTGTTCTGATCCGCTGAGACATAGTAAGCAGGGATGCCGCAGAGTCGGGCAATTTCTGTTGCTAGGTTCTGAATTGCCTCGTTGTACATCATATCTTTAGGTGAGAACTGTGTGCCTTGGAACTCAAGAGTGCTAGTTAGGTAGGCAGTTGAGTTATTTTGACGGCTGCGCTTCCAAGCTGCAAGGAGACCAGATACTTCTGCTGGTGGTAGGTCTGCTCCTGTGTTCTTCAATATGCCAGAAGCCATTGGTGTAGCTGAAGCAATAGCAGCAGCCTTGTTAATGTCAATCGCCGATTGGATGGTGCGAGCGCCAGCATTTAATATGCCCTCGTTAAAGGCTTGGAATGTTACTAATGATCCCAAACCTGACATTGGGCGTGGTGAGCCATCCACATAATATTGAGTGACATATACGTTATGAACATCTAGGTCAAACGTGACACGTGTGTTAGATACCCACTCAAAGGAAGCGCCTCGTTGGTCTTCTTGATAAACCTCAACAATTTCGAGAAAGGCTTGACCATACATAAGAAGGCTGTCAACCAACCAGCTTATTGTCACAAATTGTGGCTGTGACTTTGAAAGTTGGTGAACCCAACGTGGCGCAGGAATATCCTCGCCTGTGGACTTCTTCTTATACTCAAGAGGAATTGTTCCAACTGTGCAAAGTAAATCGCGGCAACGTTTAAGAGCTGGAACGCTTATGGCATCGCGGCGTGAGATTACTGGGAATGTAAAGCTGTAAATCGAGTTGAGGTTATCGCCCATAATGTGCGGGGCGGCTTGTGCTTCAATTACTTGCGGCTTACGTGAAAAGAGACCCATAGGTCGCAATTATACACTACATGTAGGTTATTCCGAGTAGATTGCCGCTACCTGTTGTGGTTTGGTTAATTGATGGACAACCATGGCCGTAGAGATTGCACCCGATACATCTCCAGCACTTTTACGTTTAACAATGCGCCACGATGAGTCATTGGTTTTAGCTGCGCAGTTATTCATCTGCTGCACCCAATTTTCTTGCCCTGAGTGGACGAGTCGATTATTGACCAAGGCATCTAATAGATCACCGCAAGCCTGATAGAAGGCAGCACCAGAGATATCCATAGTCATCTGTCCAGCGTTGGTCAGGCGGTCAGCGATTGACTGCGCCGTGTATTTATCGAAGCAAATTTGTCGAGGGCGATACTGGTCAGCCCAGCCTTTAATGTCAGCTGCAATTCTTAGATCATCAACGCTTATCTGACTTTCCCACGTCTGGAGAATCCCAACGCCAATTCTGCCGTCAGGCAATATCTGACCAGCAACGAGGCTTGCATTGCGGCGAGAAGGAGACACATCGAAAGCAAAGACTGTATAGCCGCCGACAGGAATCGTGAGCGAGGCATCGGACGTGTCCTCAAGGACTCCGTGAGGCCAAGGAGAGCTGAGAGAATCAATCCATTGGCAGAGCAACTCAGTTCTAGTGTTTTCAATAGGGCTCGTAGCAACTGCTTCTTCAAGGGCTTCCTCCGTGATCGTGTAGCCGAGTGCTGGGTTGGCTTGAGCCCAACCTGCTCGGTCAGTTATTTTGCAATATTGTGGCGCGCTATATTCGTAAAATCCAAAACTCTTAGGAGGATTTTCTAAGGCAAGGGAGCGTAAAGAATTTAATGAAACTGAGAAAGCGTCTCCTGCATTGCTGCACAGAAGCGTCTGAGAATTTGGGTGCGCTCTAGTCGTTGGTGTAGCTGCTCGGTATCCTTCTTCTGTAATCTCTCGGAGCTCATCGATGAAGAGGAGGCCATTGACAGATCGTCCGCGAGAACCGTCTCTAGTTGCCGCAACAACGTCAAGCCTTGCTCCAGATAACATGAGTATAGACTCTGTTCCATTAGCATGGCGGATTTGCTTGACGAAGCCTTTGAAATGGTCATTGTTCTCCAATATGTCGGTTACTTGTCTAAAGGTATCTAAGGCCATGCTTCGATTAGAGGACATGATCAGAACGTTGGTTTCCCACTTGAGCAGATGAGCAAGGATAAGCATACGAGCTAAGTGGGTCTTACCGTTCTGTCTTGCAATTAGAAGCAGGTTTGTCTTACGAATCCAGTTGCCAGTCTTGTCCACGGTAAGCATGTCTTTAAGCACATACTCCTGCCATGGAAGTAAAGGCATCTTAATTATCTCACAGAGGTCTTTAACGTCTTGGATTTTATTAGCACCCTTAAGAGGTATTGATTGAAGCCTTGGTTTGGTTGCCCCTCGTAGCGGTTTGGATCGTTTGGGTGGCATCGGGTTAATTCTGGACTGGTCTGGCGGTAAATGGACTGTCTTCGTGCGGCTTTGAGCGTGTTGGGGAGGGGAAGCCAGG